TATTTTTGCATTTTTTTTAATAGGTCTTAAATCAAATTTAAATTTTTGATTATGGAGTATTCCCTCAACATCCCAAAGCTCAGTGTTTTTTTGTTTATTATTTGCTAATTTAATATTTGTTAATTTACTATAAAAATTTTTCATTTCTTATAAAGGATGCAACGAATGGTATGTGGTGGTGTCCGTTGCATCCATCATAAGATATATCATCGTTTAAACCAGGTTGGAAGACCTAAGTGAGGACGCTTATCAAACATATTGTCTTTAGCACCTTTTGTTCTACGATTATTATAATGAAGAAATACTTGTACGCATTCTTCACCTTCAAATTTTTCTCTCCAATGTTCTAATTTACAACCAGAATAAATTAACATATCTCCTGGTTTTAAATTTATTTTGACACCTTTCATGCCCTCTTTACCAGATGGCTCTAAATAGATTGGCCAATCGTCACCACCTAAATTCATAGTGGTAGATATTTCACAACTAAATCTATCTTTATGTCTTTTAAGTTCATCGCCTTTTTTATATATTCTTGCATAAGTATATGCAGGATATAATTTTAATCCTGTTACTTTTTCCATATCCGGTTGACATTTTAATAGTAATGTTTCCATTGCTATATCGGAATAACAAGAATATGTATTTGGAATTTGTTCATTCTCACTTTCATAGTAACCTAATAAAGTTTCATATGGTGAAATGTATCTAGCTTGAAGACAAGTATCATAAACCTGTTTTTTAATACATAAATAATTTGCAATAAAAGTTGCTAAGTCTTTGCTTATAACTTTTTTTATTACCGTGTATTTATTTTTTTTAAAACTCATTTATTTTTTTTAAACCATATAGCTATTGTGTATCGAATACCTTCATCAATAATTGAAACACCATGAGGATATTTTGTCCCGTCAAAAAATATAGCTCTTCCCACAACTGGTGCTATATGTGTAGTATCTTTAAACCAAGTATAACCTCCTTTAAAATCATTGTTTAAATAAATAATAGCACTTAAAATAGTTTTATTAGAAGCTGAATCTAAGTGAAGGTTTTTACCTTTATTTGGAAAAGGCCATTTAACAATTTGAAACCATTCTATAACTGATTTATTTATAGACATTCCTACTTTATTTATTTTTTTAACTAAAGATTTATGTTTATTTTTTTCTAAAGGTAATGGATATGTTGTATCAAATATTGGAGGTTGTTCTTTAGATTCATAAAATTTAATAAGTTTTTCACATTCAATTTTTGTTAAAAAATTATCTTGTATTATTATTTTATTCATTTATCTAAATACTTTTCCTAAGTTCCACACTACAAGTGAATATCTAGTGCCACTTGTTACTGGTTTTACTCTATGCCAAACAAAGCTAGGAAACAAAATAATAGAACCTTTAGAAAGAATTTGATTGCAAGAAATTATATTTTTTTTATTTGGATGTACATTTCTAAAATCAAATTCAAGTTCTCCTCCTTTATATTCTGATCCATCTGTTAATTGACACGTCATAGATATTTTTCTAATTAATCCATTATCAGGTCCTGGTTTATCATAAGGTTTGTTCCAGCCATCACAGTGCCAATCATAATGCTGATTTATTTTATACTTTGTAAACTGACATGATTCGCTTCTCGTCCATTCAAAATTCCAACCTGCCATTCTGTTTGCTATGTGCACATAAGGATGTAACTCTTTATAAATCCATGGATCATCTAACCATACTACATTAGAATTTCTTGTTTTTTTTAAATCGTTCTCTTCTTTTTTGTTAAGATTTTTTTTATTATGATAGTCTCCAGTTACACCAAGAGATTCTTTATGCGATAAAGCATATTTAATTACATCATCACAAAATCTGTGTGGCAAAGCATCTTTAAACCACCAAAAATAATTATTTAAATTCATTACAATTTTTTATACATATTCATAAGTAATAGTTTGTATACAATTAAAATCATATGTATTTTCATTAACTATGTAATATAAATTTGTTGATGGAAACATTATGAAATGATTATTTTTTAATGGTATTTCCCAAGTATTTCCTTTGCGTCTATTATCATCATACATTATTACAACTTTACAATTTTTTACTTCTACTCCGTACAATAAAATAAAATCAGGAGAATTTTGTAAATTTACTTGATTGATGTGTGATAATGGTGGAGTAATTTCTTTTTGTTCATATACATTACCCCATGATTCTTTATTAATTAATTTAATTCCATGTTTTAAACCTATGTGATCTTTAACATAAGTATTTAACATATCCCATGTTTTAGAAAATTTTAAACTTTGATTAGTTAATATAGATTCTAGAATATTACTTTTAAGTAATTCTTTATTTATTTCAAAACCTTTAGGCATTGAAACATCACCGAAGTATAAAGCTTGTTCTGTTAAAACTTTCTTTTGCATACCACCACCAGATATATATTATGCTTGGCTGTTTGTCAAATCCCAGGTTTGAGTTTCTTCATTCCAGTTGTAACCCCATCTGTGAGTTCCAGCTGTATTTTGATCTTCTTGTTCTTGAGTTAAGGCAGGTGCATCACCGATTGGAGATTTCCAAGATGCAGTTGCAATATGTTTTACCCATGAAGCATATGGTTTTGGTTCAAAAAAAATTTGATTTTCTTGGTCCCAAATATAACCTATACCTGCATAGTTTCCTCTAAATGGAGTTCCACCTAATTTGTGTTGATTTCTATATGTGTTGTATGAAGTTTTAATCCATTGTGCTGCAGGCCAATTATTATGTTGTTCCAAATAAGCTTGACCTACTGATTCTATTTCAATACCTTCTGAATTTTGAGTATCTCTATCATTTACATACAATACAGATAAAACTTCATTATTATTACTTATTTTTGCAAAATGTGCCATAAAATTTATTCCTTAACTTCATTGAAACTTATATCTTATTATTACAATTCCAGAACCACCAGCTCCTCCTCCTCCAACTTCAGCTCCTCCAGCTCCTCCGCCAGTATTAGTTGTTCCAGGAGAACCTCCACTAGTTTGTGCATTTCCGCCACCATCAGTTCCTGTTCCAAGAGCACCAGGTGATGCTGATCCTCCACCGCCACCTGCTCTTGCGACAGCAGAACCATTTATTGAAGTCGTTGCACCAGATCCACCATTTCCACCAGTTTGCGTTACACCATCTTGACCAGCACCAGTTGCACCACCTCCTCCACCTGCTCCTGAATTAGCTCTTGTTGGTGCATCTGCACCACCAATGGCACCTGCACCTCCAGGTTGACCTTGAGGTGGACTTACAGGAGGTGTATTTCCTGGTGATCCACCACCAGTACCAAAATAACCTACTGCACCGCCACCAGAACCGCCTGCTGTACCAGCAGATGGATTAGCTCCTCCTCCGCCTCCGCCTCCAGCAGATGTAATTCCTAAAGCAGAACTTGGACTTCCTGAACCTCCTGGAACTGGACTACCACCGGCTCCGTCAGATGGAGAACCTCCTCCTCCGACACTTATAGGGTAAGCAGTTAAAGTAGCTGTTACTGGAGTAGAACCATTTAAAGGTGAAACACTATATGAATCGTCTGCAGCTCTATTTTCTCTGAAACCACCTGCACCTCCGCCACCACCATTATCAAAGTTACCTGGGTTTGTAGCAGAACCTGCACCACCTCCTCCAGCAATAATCATGTAAGAAAGTTCACTACCTGCACCATCAGTTACTTCAAAAGTTCCAGGACCTGTAAAGGTATGAATTTTATAATCACCATCTGTAGTGATAGTTCCGCCAGTTGCAACAATAAATTTTGGTCCGCCACCACGTCCAAATCCTCTTGATGAGGCTGCTCCTACTGATCCTAATAAAGGCATCTTTCTATAATCCTCCTATTATGCAAACTGTGTTTGCGCTGCTAATACTGTAAAAGTAGATGAAGCTGTTTTAATAGCTGTGTATGTATAAACATCATTTGATGTTGTGTTACCACCAGTTGGCGCTGATCCACCTTGCCATACTGGAGTTACCACTGATCCGTCTACTTGTACTGTTGTATTATAATAAGTCACGTTGTTGTTTTTATTAATAAAAGCAACTGTGATTGATTCACCTGTATCCATAGACGCATCTAAAGAGTTTGAACCATCACCTCTTAAATTAACTGTAAAGTTTGCAGAAGCAGTTGCAGTATTTAATTGCACCGCTTGAGTATTTGTATCAATGTTAATGTTTGATGTGAATGTACCATTAACATTTACTTTTTCTGCAAGACCTTGAATTTTACCATTACCATTTAATGTAACTCTTCCAATCCCTTTTGGAGTTAAATTAAAATCAATATTTGTATCAGTTCCAACTGCTGCAACATCTGGTGCTGAACCAGTTGCCTGGTTAGTTACATCTAAGAAGTTTACAGCTGAAGCTGTTTTTTGAAATCTAATGTATGGATTATTTGAATCATCTTCAATTGCACCCGCATCATCAATA